ACACCCGGTACGAGATCACCCAGATGCAGCGGGCGCTGGAACGCAGGGTGCGCAAGTACAAGCGCCGTTACCTGGCCGAGACCGCCGCCGGGGTGGATGCCAGCCAAAGCGCCGCCAAGCTGAAAGCCGCCCGGCAGCAGCTGAGTGCTTTCCTGGCGGAAACCGGAGAGCGGGTGGACGGAGCAAGGACGGAGGTGCCAGGGTTTGGGCGGCAGGAAGTGAGGCAGGCGGATGCAGCGGCAAAGCATTTTACGGCTGAAAACACATTGACAAATGCTGCCGGACAGCCGATAATCAAAACAGAACGCAGCTCTGTTACCGGCCCTGCCAACGGCATTATCCAGCGCCAAAACGCCAAGGGCGGCATCGACCGCAACTACTATGGGCCGGACGGAAAACAAACCAAGCAGATCAGCAATAATGATCACGGCCACAAGAAAGAATCCGCCTTCGGTCTGCATACCGATGTAGAGCGCGGCGAGCGCGGCAGTACCGAAGAACACCTGACCGTCACCCAGTTCAAAGTCCAGCGGGAGCAGGAGCGTCTGGACAGCCTGACCGCACAAGCCGATGAACAAGCACAGGCGCTTGCCAAAACCTGTCAGACTCTCTCCAAAAAGGAGAAGGAGCTTGCCGCTGTGCAGAAAAAGACCACTCTCACGAAAGAAGCCCTCATTCATGCGCGCGATCTGGAATATATCGGCAAGCGCACCTTTCTCGGCAACTACTCGCTGACCGAAGAAGAATTTTCCAAGCTGAAAAAGCAAGCCGACCACGGCTATATGATGGACGTGGAGAACCGCCGCCTGAAAGAAGAACTTTCCACCGCCAAGAAGGAGGCCGTTCGTTGGAGCAACAAGTACCACGACCTGTGGTACGACGTGAAACCCTATCTGGATGCTCTCCACCGTGCGCCCGAACTGGTGCGCGGCTTTCTGGAAAAGATTCTTGCCCCCAAGCAGGAGCGCACCATGAATGTGCCGCAGCGAAACCGCAAGCGTGGGCAGGATATGGAACTTTGATTTTCGGAGGATACCATTTGAACAAAAAGAAGAAGTCGAACAAATCCGGCTACCCGGATGAAGCAATCAAGACCCTTGCGCGTTACTTTTATCCTTCCATGGTTGAGTTTTTCAACAGTGAGGAAGGCCAGCGTGAATATGAGGAATGGCTGAAAGAGCAGGAAGCTCTGCAAGCCTTGCCTGTTGCAGCATAAAAACAGCAGGACGCTCCCGGTAATGGGAACGCCCTGCTATACATATTACAATCGCTTATGGATTTGTGTAAGATACACTCCGTATAGAAAATCATACGATGCTTTAACGATTGCACCTATTCGCTCTCGCATTTTCAATGCAGGTTTTTATATACTCATCCATATTCGTGCAATTACAATTTTTTAATTTCTCGTATAATTTTTCGGCAACTGTTATGTCCAAATCACCATGACTTGTAGGAAAGATCGTGATATACTCTTTTTTCTTATTGATTGGTATACTAGCTTTCTTCATCGTTTCTTCAAGATTGGGATCATTATAAATTGGAACAATATAATCTTTTAGCCAGTGTCCATCAAACATACTTTTATCTTTGAATTTTCTCTTCTCATCTTCAGTACAGTCATCAACATCCATAACGATAAACAATTGGAAGTTTTTCAACTGATTTTTGGCATGTTCGACTTTAGGAAAGGCTCTTATAAAAGATTTATAATCCTTAAATCTTGAATCATTTAAAAGTGGCATTAAACTTGTGATTTGAATACTGCATCTTCCGTTATCTCTTGATATTATCTCCTGTGGAAGTCTTAAATTGGATTTAATATTTGAACAAATTGATTGTTCAGATAATCCATGGACAATTACCATTGATTGCTGATAAGATGGCTCCATCTTTTTCATTGGCTATCCTCCAGCGTATGACTTTTTAATTCCATAGCTTCATCAATAAGTTCTGCAAAATCCAAGTATCCAGTTTCTGGGATTCCTTGATAGCAGCCATCCAAATATTTATGTCTAACACTGTTTGCCTTCTGCGTACGGAATCTATAGTCCGAGATACAGACAATCTCTTTTTCTCCCTCAGCATCTGCCTTGAGAACATATACTTCATCGGCGGGAACTGAATCCATTAAGAGCGTATTATGCGTAGTTGCTATAAATTGCCCTTCGTCTGTTTGATCAACCGCATTTTTTAACAGGCGGAGAATATCATTCATAAGCAAGTCATGAATACCGGAATCAACTTCATCAACAAATGCTGTTAGTCCCATCGCACTTGTGAAAAAAATCGGGAAATCATCAAGAAGCTTTCTTGTTCCCGTTGACTCCAAGGAAACAGGAATCGACCGGATGCTTCCTCCACAGACTTTGTCAAAATATAACTCGTACCTATACCCATTACCTTCCTTTTTAAACTTATAGTAAGCTTTCTTTATATCAGAATAAAGCTGCGTGAAGTATTGATTTAAGATATCTTCAAAAACGTAGAGTTCCTTGTTTTGCTTTCTTCCCGAATTTTTCACATTTCCTGCATCTAATTCTTGTAAAATCCTAAAAGGAACAGCCATTCGACCCGTTTCCTGATTTCCGCCTTTATACAGGACATTTAGTCTTTTGAACATTCTTAGAACATCGTATAATTCCTTAGATATCGATTCTTTGAAAAATTTTTGATTCTTGTTTTTTTCTTCTGCATACAGAATCGACATGAATGTATGCTTTCCCCAATATTTACTTATAAGTTCCTGTAATTCTTCCTTGTATTTCAAATTAGCAAATACAGAGGGACTTAATGTTACTTTTTTAGGGGTTATACTAAAAATTCTACCCGATCTTTGCTTGACTAGATAGAATAACTCTTCCTTTATGACAGCATTCTTGGAAAAGACCATTTGATATCTTCCACTTTTATTTTTGTGGAAAAAGCCGATTTCTATTTCCATAGGATTTTCATTTCCTATAGTCCAATATTTTCCAATTAAGTCTTCCAATGAAGCAAAGCGCAATTTAAGGATTTCAGAAATAATTTTGTTTCGAAAAGCTTCGTCACCTATGCCGTTTAAATCATCGAGAACGGGCAATTTATCATCTTTTCGCATTGTTTCAAACGTTTGGGACACAAACAATGGTGCAAGCATAAGGTTCGATTTGCCTGATCCGTTTTCTCCATAGATTAGCGCAACCTTTTTAGGGATGCCATGTGCTCCTCTTAAATCCAATTGGACATCAGAGAACGACTTGAAATTTTTCAGTTTAATATACGAGATCATTGCGATGCCCTCCTTTTGTTATATAATATAACAATTTTGTTGATTAGTAAACACTAAACTCAAATTTTTCAGTTAATCTTCTAACCCATGGCTCCCATCCGCATTTTTCAAATATTCCTCCGGGTCACCGTTCAGAATCAAATCCGCATAGCCCAGCGGGTCATTGTAGATAAGGTAGTCCAACTCCGCTCTCTGCTCCATAGTCACGTCCAGCGCATCCTCGACCCCGGTGCAGTTAATGGAAATTTTTCTCTCATCCCGGAGCAGCAGTTCCACGCACCCGGTATCCATGTTAAACTTGCAGGCTCTTTCATCGTACTTCATAATCATACCCTCCAAATCTTGTTATTGGCTTACGGTCTATGACAAAGTATCGGGGTTTTGCGCCGTCCACGGGAGCCTTCGTTGTTGTACCCGAAGAAAACGAAAAATCCGAACCCTTCTCCAATCGGAAACAGGTTCGGATTTTTCTTGTTTGGTGGAGCTGTGCGCTCAATATCCGAACTCGAGATAGTGAGCGTATTGTTCCCCGAAATGTTGAAAGTCAGTACGAGCTTACGTCCTTTGTCCCCATCATCGTACACATAAACCGAGTTGACAAGCGTGTCGATGATACGCCGCTGATACTCAACATCTTCTATATCACCCCTCTTGAACGATTCGAGCCAATACATGATTCGCTCCTTCGTCAAGAGGGGCTTTTTCATTTCCTCCCGGGCAATCTGCCCTTCGAGGTCTCTGCGTTCTTCTTCCAGCTCCTCAAGACGTTCCTTCGTTGTTGGTGTGATAATGCCTTGCTCTATTGCAGACATGAGGTTCTTGATTCTCTTATTGGTCTCCTTCAATCGTTCCTGTAAACCTATGAGAATGGAGGTGTCTTGAAGCTCCTTCTCAATCAGCTCCATAGCTCGAGTGGATATTTTTTCTATGTTTTCATCGGTGAGTACCTGTTGCACCGTGAACTCAACGACAATCCGCTCGAGCCATTCTTTTTTCTCGACCTTCTTCTCGCAATTATGCTTCCTCTTACGATTCACGCACTTGTAATAATGGTGAACCTTCCCGGTCTTTGAAGTGCCACTCTCACCCACCATAGGCTCTCCACAATGACCGCAGAAGACCTTTGTAGTTAGTAGATAGTCCTCTATGGCTTTGGCTTTTGCCCGGGCTGTGTAGTTGTGCCGGAAGGTTGCCTGTACTTTATCAAACAAAGTCTTGTCGATGATGGGTGGTACTGCGTCCTCCAAGACTACATCATCGTATCGGTACACTCCGATGTATTTATCATTTCGCAGAATCCGGGACAAGCTGTTCTTATTGAAAGCATTTCCCCGGGAGGTCTTAAAACCATGCTCATTCAACCAGTTCACAATCTGCGTTTTTGATTTTCCCTCTGCATACATCGTGAAGATGGTTCTGACGGCTTTCGCTCCTACTGGGTCAATCTCATACTGGCGGTCGTTTCCTATCTTATATCCAAGCACAGGACTTCCCATAGCGATACCGTGGAGAGCGTTCTCTTTCATACCTCGCTTGATACTCCGAGCAAGGTTCTCGCTGTAATACTCCGCATATCCCTCGAGGACTGATTCAAGAATGATTCCCTCCGGGGTGTCCGGCATTGGCTGTTTGGCGTAGAAAATCTTCACACCGTTGCGTTTGAGCTTTGCTTTGTAAATGGCACTGTCGTACCTGTTCCGGGCGAAGCGGTCAAGGGTGTACATAATCACAGCGTCAAAATGCCCCTTCTCGCTGTCCTTGATAAGCCGCTGGAAGCTCGGTCTGTTGTCTGTCTTGCCGGAGATAGCCCGGTCGATATATTCGTCTACGACAATAAAGTCGTTCTTGAGAGCAAATTCGTGACATTCACGAAGCTGTCCCTCGATTGATTCTTCTCGTTGGTTGTGGCTCGAGTAACGAGCATATATTACCGCTTTGATAGTCTCACCTCCAATATCTTCTTTCTATATATCAAAGCGAAGGGAATGAGCTTATCACACTGCCGCAGTTGTTCCCTTATCCCCCTCAAGCTCCTCACGGTTCTCAAATTCATAAGCCATAGACATGAACTCATGCTTCGCTCGCCGGGACAGTCCTCGGTAGATACGAAGAATGTCTTCCTCGTCTTCGTTGGCTGGTTTGGTCTCGGGTAAGTCTTCCTCGTCTGCGAAGAAGTCCATGACGGAACACTCAAGCAATTTTGCCATTTCCAGCATTTCGGATTCCTTCGGTAATGACCCTTTAGTGTTGATGGCTGTTGCGAAAGAACTTGAACCCTTAACAGCTTTGACAATGGCGGTCAGATTCGTGCCTTTTTCAGCACAGATACGATTGATATTCTCTGCGAATGTCATAGTGATTCCTCCTCTGCAAAAAATAAATTCGTAAAAACCGAATTTTCCTATTGACAATTCGCATAATAAGAATTAGAATAAGAACATGAAGTTCGGAAAATGCGAATTGGCAATAAGAAAGCGACCTCTCGAAAATGGCAGTTTTCGGGAAGTTATAGTTATTGATGGTCTTATAAGAATAATAACAATAATTCGCCTATTTGTCAATGGCAATTCTGATTTCAAGAATTTATATCGTGAAGGAGGTAAGAGATTCGTGGACATTAAAGAGAGAATGGCAAATGTGGGAATGACACAGGTAGACATGATACTGGAATTGCAGAAGCGAGGTTATGCAGTTCAGCCGCCTATGATGTCAAGTATTCTCCGAGGGGTTTATACCTATCCCAAGGCAAAGCAGATTCTCGCTGTTTGCAAGGAAATTCTCAAGGAACGTGAGAATGAATGAGCCTGTCAGAAGTACAGGTAAATGACCTCGCAAGACCCTTAGTGGGTATCATCACAAAGTTTTACGCAGACCCTAAGAATGAGGAGGATTTTCAGAAATGGCTACGCAATGTAGAGGAACGAAAACAAAAAGAATCAACAGACATAAGCTCGCTGTGATTCAAGCATATATCATCATCGGTACGCTGGTACTGATTGGCTTTATCGGTGGTCTTGTCGTAGGACGAGCTACCGCTCCGAAGAAACAAGTTACCGTAACGGAGACGGTTGAAGTTCCTTCCTACGAAGCCGATTCCCTCCCGGTTGCCGAAGAAGTTACATACTTCGATGTACCACTTTCACACAGCTTGCAGAGATACATCTACGAGGTGTGTGCGGACGAAAATGTTCCAGTGTCACTCGTTATCGCAATGATAGACCAAGAGAGCAAGTTCAACCCGGAAGTGGTTAGTAAGACCGGGGATTACGGTCTCATGCAGATTAACACCATCAATCACGAATGGCTGGCAGAGGAATACAGAACAGCGGATATGCTTAACCCATATCAGAATGTTTTCTGTGGAATCAAGGTCATTGGTTCGTACATTCAGAACTACAATGACTACGGTTTAGCTCTGATGGCATACAACATGGGTGACTACGGTGCTAAGAAAGCATGGGAAAACGGTATCAAATCCACCTCATACAGTGAGAGCGTTCTTGCTCTCATGCAAAAGTATGAACAGGAGGTGAATGTAAATGCCACAAATGCTGACGCTAAGTAACGGCAGACCCGAAACAATCCTATCCCCGAAGGATTTTGAGGATTTGATTGATAAACACATGGGTATGGACTGTGCGAATTACTATCAGAATCAGATAGAACAGCTTTCAGAACTCATTCGAGACCTTGACAGTTATGTGGACGATAAAGACGTTCACTCGACCGTCAAGGAGGTGCTGAAAGAACATGGCTACTAACCGAAAAATCGGTAACAGTTTTGAGACCGAGTTCTGTGAGCTACTGTTCCAGCACGGATTTTGGTGTCACAACATGGCGCAGAACGCCGCCGGGCAACCAGCAGATGTTATCGCTGTTAAAGGCAAAACGGCGTACCTCATTGACTGTAAGGTGTGTTCAAACAACCGATTCCCTCTCTCGAGAGTGGAAGAAAATCAGCACTTTGCTATGGAAACATGGAAAGCCTGTGGAAATGGCGAGGGCTGGTTCGCACTCAAGGTTGAAGACGAAATCATTATGATTCCTCACTTTTCAATGGTGGCTCTCTCCTATGAGAAGTCAACTCTGAATCTGACGGACATTCGAGAGTATGGAACGCCACTGGAAAGGTGGTTGAAGAAATGCTGATTGAAGTCTCAAACACACTGACGGTCGAGAACCCTACCCCGGAAATGGTGCTGTGGTGCAAGAGAAATCTCACCATACCAAACCCGGAGTATGCGAAAAAATCTCGCATGAACCTATGGCTCGGTAACACCCCGAAAGTCCTGTCACTCTATGAGACCCGGGGAACAACACTGGTGCTTCCGTTCGGAACACTCCGGCTACTACCGAAGGATATATCCGATAAGGCATTGTTCTTGAGCGAATTTACCGCCCCTGTGGAGGTGAATTACAACGCCGATGTTCCACTCTATGACTACCAAGAAACCGCCGTACAAGCGATGGTAGCCGCCAAGTATGGGATATTACAGAGTGCCGCCGGAAGCGGTAAAACGCAGATGGGTATTGCCCTCGCCGCAAGGCTGGGACGGCGTACATTATGGCTCTGCCACACACTCGACCTTATCAAACAGAGTAAGGAACGAGCCAAGCTCTATATGAGCGAAGACCTCATGGGTACTATCACGGAAGGAAAAGTCAATCTCGGTGAGGGAATCACCTTCGCAACGATTCAGACCATGTGCAAGCTCGACCTCGCACAGTACCGGGACTACTGGGATTGCATTATCACAGACGAGGTACACCGGGTCAGCGGCAGTCCTACCGCCGTGACGCAGTATCAAAAAGTGCTGAACAGTTTATCGGCACGACACAAATATGGTCTGTCAGCAACGGTACACAGGTCAGATGGAATGATTAAAGCTACCTACGCCCTCGTTGGTGAGGTCGCTTACAAAGTCCCGGACGAAGCTGTGGCTGACAAGATTATGAAAGTGGGTATCTACCCTGTGGGTACAGGGGTGCAGATAAGCCGGGAAGCCCTTAACACGGACGGAACGCTGAACTACACCAAGCTCATTACCTATCTTACCGAAAACGCCGCCCGGAATCAGCTTATTGCAGATTCCATTGAACAGAGACCTTCTTTGATTCTGTCGGACAGGTTAAACCACCTCGAGGAGCTTATAAGTCTTCTCCCGGCTGATATGCAGAAGGACGCTGTGATGATAAGCGGCAAAATGACAACTAAAAAGGGCAAGGCTGAACGAGAACAGGCTCTTGAGGACATGAGGAGCGGCAAGAAGAAATACCTCTTTGCTACATACTCACTGGCGAAGGAAGGGCTGGACGTACCACGGTTGGAGCGTCTGTACCTCACCACCCCACAGAAGGATTACGCTGTGGTGACACAGAGTATCGGGCGTATCGCTCGTACCTTCGAGGGAAAGTCAGACCCTACCGCCTACGACTTCGTGGACGATATAGCTTACCTCGTGAAGTCCTATAAGAAGCGATGTACGACCTATCGAAAGAACGGTTGTTACTTCGTAAAGGAAGGAGGGACAAGCCCATGCGATTGATTTCTTATGACTGTGAGGTCTTCGCCTATGACTGGCTCGTAACCCTCAAGGATAAGGAAACAGGCGTTTACACCTGTATTTGGAACGACAACGAAGCTCTGAAAATGGCATTGTCCGATGATTGTATCTATGTCGGTTTCAACTCGAAACACTACGACCAGTACATCATCAAAGCGATTGCCGCCGGGTTTGCCCCGGAGGAAATTAAAAAGGTCAACGATTTCATTATTGCCGGAGGGCAAGGTTGGCAGTGTCCGCTTCTCGATGGTATCTACTTCCGTTTCAGTAATGTGGATATTCGAGACGATACGCAACAGGGGTTATCCCTTAAAGCCATTGAAGGACACCTCGGTATGTCGGTTAAAGAATCCAGCGTACCGTTTGATATTGACCGTCCTCTAACCCCGGAGGAAAAAGCCGAGACGGAGTTCTACTGTAAACATGACGTTGATACCGCCGAGAGACTGATTGACATTCGTAAAGACTACTTGAAGAACAAAATCAACCTCGGTCGGCTGGCTGGTCTCGATGAAGTCAAGGCAATGGGTATGACGAACGCCAAACTGACTGCGGCAATGCTGAAAGCAACCAAGAAGCCACACGATGATGAACGCAAGTATGTCTACCCGGACAATCTGCGAAAAGAGTACATACCACCCGAGGTTTTCGCTTTCTTCGATAGAATGTATGACCTCTCCATTTCAGACAGTGAGCTTTTCAAAGGCAAGTTTAATCTGAACATCGGTGAGTGTCCTGTGACACTCGGGTATGGCGGTATTCATGGTGCAATCCCAAACTTCTTTTGGGAGGAAACCGAGGATAGAGGAATTTGGAATGAGGACGTAGGAAGCTACTACCCACACCTCTGTACCATAAATGGGTACACAAGCAGAAACATTCCGTCTCCGCAGATTTACGAAGACATTCTTGACCGCCGTATGAAAGCGAAAGCCGCTGGCGATAAGCACACGGCGAACGCTCTGAAACTGGTTTGCAACACCACCTACGGTTGCTTGCTGAATCAGTACAACGACCTCTACGACCCTCTCATGGGTAGGTCGGTCTGCATTTCCGGGCAGTTATATCTACTGGAACTTGCAGAGCATTGTTACCAAGAGATTGAAGGACTGCGAATTGTCCAGCTCAACACGGACGGTATCATGGTCGAGTGCGATAAGAAGGACTACGACACACTGACCGCTATCTGTGCTGAATGGCAGTCTCGTACAGGCTTTGACCTCGAGGAAGATACCGTTGTCAAGATAGCGCAGAAAGACGTAAACAACTACGTTGAGGTTCAGCCGGGCGGCAAAGCAAAAGCCAAAGGCGGCTATCTCGTGAAGGGTATCGCTCCGGCTGGTGCTTTCAATATCAATAACTCCTGTGTGATTGTGGCTACCGCCCTCAAGGAGTTCTTTGTAAACGGAACGCCTGTCGAAGACACCATCAATAGTTGCGATGATATTTTCCAGTTTCAGATTATCGCCAAAGCTGGGGCGAAGTACCGGGAAGCCTATCATGTGGTGGACGGTGAAAAGCAGTCCGTTCAGAAGGTGAACCGAGTGTACGCCACAGCGGACGAGAGATACGGAAAAATCTTCAAGGTGAAAGCCGAGGACGATTCCGAAGCGAAAATAGATTCTCTACCGGAACACTGTATCATCGACAACGATAACGAGCTGTCCATTGACGAGGTAGACAGAAGTTTCTACATCGCAATGGCGAAAAAGCGAGTTGACGATTTCAAGGGTATCAAACCCGAAAAAACTAAAAAGCCAAGGAGGACAAAGAAAATGGCAACTACTACCAAGACCACAAATGTATATCAGAAGCTCCTTACTGCAAGGGCAAAGTTCCTTGAAGAGAACGTGGAGAAGACAGGAAAGAATATGCACCTGTCTTTCAAATACTTCGAGCTTGAGGACATTGTACCGACCGCTATCCGCATTTTCAATGAGGTTGGTCTTATCCCTGTGGTGAACTTCACAGCTGATGTTGCAACCATGAATATCATCAACACCGACAACCCGGAGGAATCCGTACCGTTCGTTGCTCCGTTCAATCAGATTGCTCCTATCGTGAGCAACGCTGGCAAACAGGCTACAAACGAAATGCAAGCTCTCGGTTCTTCCATCACCTATATGCGCCGCTACCTGTATATGATTGCGCTGGACATTTGCGAGAGCGATTCCATTGACGCAAATCTCGGCAAGGGCGAGAGCGATTCCGCTCCGGCGGCAGAGAAGAAAGCTCCGGCTACTCCCGAGCAGAGACAGGAAGTGAAGGAGAATCTGACTGCCCCGGCTGACAATGCTTCTGCTTTACAGATTAAGGGTCTGAAAGCAGTTCTCAAGAAGCTCAAGGACGCTGACCCGAGCAAGGAGGAACTGATTGCGAACATCGCAGTACAGACTAAGGGATTCACGGAGATTTCCAAGTCCGATTGCGAGACGCTGATTCAGAAGATTACCGCAATGCTGGAAGGAGGGGCTAAGTAATGGCAGACATTAAGTGGCTCGAGGGCAATCGTATTCAGATTGCCCCTCCCAAGAGAACCAAGAAAATCACAGGTACTCGCTTCGCTACTATCCTCGGTCTGAATCCGTGGAGTACCGCATTTGAAATGTGGTGTGCGATTACCAAGACCTATGAGAAGCCCTTCGAGGACACTATCTACACGGTTGCTGGTAAGACCATCGAGCCGAAACAGGCTCGCTACATGGAGCAGTCCTACGGTATGGACATTGTTCGCCCTTCCGATGTGTGGGGTGAGGACTACTTCAATAAGACATGGGGAGATTTCTTCCCGGAGAGCAAACACCTCGGCGGTATGTGGGACTATCTGATGAAGGGTGAAGACGGCAAGACCATCGAAGCTGTTCTCGAAATGAAGACCACCAAACGTGCGGAGGACTGGCAGAACGATGTTCCCGAGTATTACGCATTACAGGCGGCATTATACGCTTACCTGTACGGTGTGGACGATGTGATTATGGTCGCTTCCTTCCTTGACGAGAAGGACTACAAAGACCCGGCGGCGTATCAGCCGACCGCAAGCAACACCATCACTGTTGAGTTCAAGGTCTCCGAGCGTTACCCGGACTTCGCAGACAAGGTAGCCGCCGTTGAGCAGTGGTGGGTTGATTATGTCGATACTGGTATCTCCCCGGAGTATGACGAGAAGAAGGACGCTGAAATCCTTGCGGCACTCCGCACCAACACCCTGTCTCCCGAGACTGACATTGAAGCTCTGATTGCAGAAGCCGAAGGTCTCAAGAAGGAGCTGGACGAGATTTCTGCTTCCACAGCAGACAAGGAGAAGCGTCTCAAGACCATCAACGACATTATCAAGGAACACGCTATGGGGCAGTTCCGTGACGGTGACAAGAAGGTCGAGGTCAAGGGTTCTACCTATGTGTGGACTGTCTCTCGTTCCGAGACTACCAGCGTTGATAAGGACGCTCTGAAAGCTGACGGCTTGCTGGATAAGTACAGCAAGAAATCTGAAACCTACCGTATGACGGTTAAATAAGGAGGACAAATTCATGGCAAACAGTAAGGAACTGACCGAACAGGTCATGGAACTGCATAAGAAGCAGACCGAGGAAATGAAAGCTCTCGAGGAACAGCGTGAGGAAGCTCTCAAGGTTGAGAAGTACGATGAAGCCGCTGTTGAGCTTCACAATATGTATGACAGCTACATTAAGGCTGGTTTCACCGAGGAACAGGCATGGAAATTGACGGAAATCGTCTTCACCAACAGTACGAAAAAAGGAATTTTTTAAGGAGGACACTACAATGGCAAGAATCCCTATGACGAGCGGTTTTGTAATTATCCCGGAGGGAGAATACGTTTTCCGCATTTATGACGCAACCTATGACGAGGATTTCGGTCGTATCGAAATCAAGCTGGTAAACGCACAGGGCGCAACCCACACCGAGCGTTTCTCTATCAAGGATAAGAATGACGAGTACAACGAAAAGGCTCTGAACGCTTTCTCCTACTTCGCTAAGACGGCTATGAACGATTATACGATGGAGGACATTGACCCGAAACAGCTTATCAATCACTACATTCGTGCAGAGGTTGTTCACACCAAAGTTCCGAGCAACAAAGACCCGAACAAGGAAGTCACTTTCGCAAACCTCGGGGACAAGTCTCCGGCAGATGGTTTCGACACCGAGCCTGTCGCTCGTGCGCTCACTCTCGGCACTGGTAACAATGCCGCTCCGACAGCCGCACCTAAGACACAGACCGCTTCTGCTCCGGCTAAGACTGGACTGGATATTGACGCACTGTTGGGTTAAGCAATCAGCCGGGAGGGGCAAGCTCCTCTCCCGGATTTTTAATAGGAGGTGTCGCATGACAGATAATGTCAATCACCCGGCACATTATGAGACCGGGAAATTCGAGTGCATTGAGGTAATGCTCGAGACACAGGGCGTGGAAGCTGTTCTGAATTTTTGTCAGTGCAATGCTTTCAAGTACCTGTATCGTGCCAAGCGGAAGAATGGTCTCGAGGACATGAAGAAAGCCGTTTGGTATCTGAACAAATATATCGAATTGAAGGAGGGTCATAACTATGACGAAACGACAGTTGGTGAAATGGCTGGAAGCCAAACAGAGTGACGCAAAGGCAGAGGTCGAAATCCAGTACGCAACGGCTGAAAAAGCATATTTTGCACAGAGAGACGAAGCTCTGAAAATCAATGAAACTGTGGACGAGGTGTTCCGTCTGATTTCGGAAGCTGATACGGTGGCGAACCGCTGGAAAGAAGCTCTCGAGAAGGTTGAAGGGATTGATACTACCCGTGGTTGGTACACCTCTTTGACAACGAAGCTCTCTGATTTGTCTGATAAAGAGAACATTCGTATGTATATTATGAAGGATTTCACGGACGGCACTGACGCTCTCCGTCAGTTGAAAGCAAAGCGTTCCGAAACCCTTCGTGAAATTGAGAAGAACTATACCAATGTGATTGCGAATGTGGAATCCATGAAGAACGCAAAGACGGCGGTTGAGTATCTTGAGAAGCTGGGGTTCGACCTGTCTGCTCTGATTGAAGCTGACAATCACCCTGTTACTACCGCACTCACTGTGGAGGTAGATACCAAGTTTCTGTTTATCGGAGGTGAAAAGAAATGACAATCAATGAGTATCAGACCGAAGCTCTCCGCACTGCGGCTGGCATGAACCACCCGAACAATGACGAGATTCTTCTCAACGGCGTTATGGGTCTCTGTGGTGAATCCGGCGAGTGTGTGGACATGGTTAAGAAGTACCGCTTCCAAGGTCACGAGCTGGACAAAGCTCACCTCGCAAAAGAGCTGGGCGATGTGGCGTGGTATCTCGCAGTTACCGCTCACGCTATCGGCTACGACCTCGAGACGGTGTTGCAGATGAACGTAGACAAGCTCCGCAACCGTTACCCGAATGGGTTCGAGAAAGAGCGCAGTCTCCACAGACAGGAGGGTGACGTATGACACTGGCAGAACGTATTGAGAAGTTCAATAACCTCATGGGTGACATTGTTCCCCCGGAGGTCAAGAAAGACCTGTTGGATAAGGGGTTCTTCACTGCTCCGGCAAGCACCAAGTATCACGGTAATTATGAGGGTGGTTTATTCGACCACAGCTACATGGTAGCTCGCTACCTCAAGAAGCTCACCGAGGATTGCCGCCTTGACTGGCAGAACCCTCGCTCACCTCTGCTGGTTGGTATGTTCCACGACCTCTGTAAGATGGACAATTACCAGCACCCGGTCATTGCTGAAACTCTCGGCGGCGAGGAAATCAGAGACGATTCCAAGTGGGAATACGCTATGGACACTCTGCTCAAGGGTCACGGCGATAAGTCGGTTATGGTGCTGGCACAGTATTTCAAGCTCACCGAGGAGGAAATCATGTGTATTCGCTATCACATGGGAGCTTTCTGCGATAAGTCCGAATGGAACGATTATACACGAGCAGTGCATAAATATACAAATGTTCTGTGGACACACCAAGCCGATATGCTCGCTTCTCATGTAGAGGGGGTGTGAGGTATGGTGGCAAGAATCCCGAATTTGGAGCTTCTGCTCTATAAGGCACAACAGGCTCTCGCCCATGACCCGGACTTCGTTCAGAAGATTGCCGAGATTAAGGAGAATGATAGCCACAAGAAAGTCTACCTCGATTTCAGTGTTGAGTGTTTCTCACAGATTTGGGGTAGCACCTGTACCGGGTTCGATATGACCGAAGCTGGTGAGCCTGTTATGGCTGGTTCGGCTATGACCGAGGAATACACCACCATCGTACATGAGAAGACCACAGATACCTACTGTGTGTTCTTCGGAGACCGCCCTTGCTACAAGGTGAATAACCCGAGCAACGAGTTTTACGAGGACATGATGAAGCGTCAGATGGCAAGCCTGTCTCGAGCCAAGAACCGCTATTAAGGAGGAGTGAGCGATGATTAAATTTGAGAAACCCGAGGTATGGGGCTGGGAACACGCTATCCGAGGAATGAGAAATCCCCTCAATAGCTGGGAACGCTCCGACAGCTACCCGGCGGTTGACTGCGGCAAGTGTGGAATCATCGACCGAGAAGGTATCTGTCACCCGAAGGAGCATGACTGTACTCCGTATGAGTGCTATGCAATCGGTGACAATGATAAAGACCTTATGACCCGGCTCATTCGTGGCGGCGCACCTCACCGCAAGTTCCTCCGTCAGATTTTTGTCTCGGTGGATATTACCGCTCCTCTCTACTGGTGGAAGGAGTTCGATACATACAAGGTCGGCACGACAGCTAATAGCTGTTCCACCATGCACAAGATACAGGCAAAGGAGTTCACCTTCGAGGACTTCTCCTGTGAGCATTTGGACGAGCCGAGCAAGGCGATTCTCGGTGTTGTGATTAACGAGCTTAACAACAATCGCGGCTGGTACAACGATTACAACAGGCTCGTGAGTGAGGGTGATTTCACCGATGTTGAGCGTAAGCAGTTTTGGTGGAACATGATTCAGCTTTTACCCTCCTCTTTCAATCAGAAGCGAACGGTCACTATGACCTACGAAAACCTTCTGAATATGCTGGAATATCGCAGAGGTCACAAGCTGGACGAGTGGCGTATGTTCTGCGATTGGATTCTCACCCTCCCTTATGGTTCGCTCTTGAAGGAAGGTGTGGGTAATGAACAGAGCTGAACGGCGTAGGCAGAAGAAAGCCGGAATAAAGGTACAGAAAGAACCCACTCTGAATCTGAAAGTCAGTGATTTCGACCATATGGTCTCTCATGCGGAGAAGTCAGCCAAGGAAAGAGCGACAGCGGCGGCAATTCACGAAATCGACCAGCAGATTCTCGAGCATGACGAAGCCTATTCTCTCGACATTGACGCAATGGTGCTGTGGACGCTTCATGTTTACCTCGGGTTCGGTAAGAAGCGTCTCGAGAGATTCTACCGGGATATGTTGAAGGAACACATTCATATGAGGGAGGTCTACGAAATGGACGATACCTACCCGGAACGCTACAAACTCAAGGAGCTTTGCAATGTCGATGTGGAAGCTCTGAATAACGAATTTAAGGAGGTTATACACAATGTATAAGTTGAAGAACGTCAACGGCAGAGTGAACGCTCTGCTCCGCACCGGGAAGGACTTCGTAAAGAACAACCTCTCCGTGTCTGCGGCACAGCATATCATTGACACTGGTAAGCTGGTGGAATCTGACAACCCGGACTACCCTATCTGCATTGATAACCAGTGGTATTTCGAGGGTGTCGAGGTCAAAAAGACAGCGAAGAAAGCCCAGTTGAGTTCCATGTATGGGGAAATGAAGGAGGGTAAGTAAATGAGCCGAACTTTCTACTCCGAGTATGTGAATCATTGTCTGCGATTCTATGCTCGACATGACAGACCGAAGTTCCACTCGGAAGCAGACAAACATAACTGGGCGGCGTGTGACAGCGCACTCAAGTCGTTCTCCGATAATGACCGAGCAATGCTCCTGTATATCTATCGTGAGGGCGATACCGTCCCGGACAATATCTATCAGTTGGCGAAGTCCAAAGGTATCTCACAGGACAGCATTTGGAAGCTCGTAAATGAGCTGGAAAGAAAGGTGGCAAAGCGGCGTGGTTTACTATGACAATATTCCCGAGGAATTAAAGAAACTCGACCAGTGGGTGTGTGCGAATGATGGAAGCAAAGTCCCTATGAAAGCATGGGAGAACGAAGCCGCTTCCTCCACCAACCCGGAAACATGGTCTGATTTCGAGACTGCTCTCGAATCGTACAATCAGCACTATTACGACTACTGCGGTTTCGTGTTTGCGGACAATGGGTATGTCGGGATTGATATTGATGAAGGGTACGATGAAGACGGTCTTATGAGTGTCCTCGGGGCTGATATTGTCGGTAAGTGCCACAGCTATACGGAGAAATCCCGGAGTGGGCGTGGATTCCATATCCTACTCCGTGGAACTCTCCCCTTCAAGGGCAAGAACAATCTTGCTGGCGTGGAGATTTACAAGGCGGCTCGCTACTTCATTATGACCGGGAACACCCTTCTCTACCGAGAAATCATCGAGAACCAAGAAGCGATTGATTATGTTGTGGAGAAATACTTCCCGGAAGCTCGAGAGACCTCCGATAAGGTGGTTGTTGGGCGAGACAAGATATACGCCCCGGTATGGGAAGAACCTGTCGTGAATGGGCGTGTAAAGCTCCGTCCAGTATATCCAAGAATCCCGGACGGAAGCCGCAATATCTGTCTCACCTCCCTCGCTGGTATGCTCCACAATCAAGGCTACTCCAAGTCACAGATTTACGAGGAGCTGTTGTACGCCAATACGGTTGCCTGTGACCCACCTCTTGATAGGAACGAACTGCGAACTATCTGCAACAGCGTCACGAGGTACAAGCGATGAAGATTAAATGCTGTAAGGACTGCGTTGCTCCGAAGCGACACCCCGGCTGTCACGGTGTATGTCCCGAGTACCTATACGAAAAGGCACTGTGGGAGGAAGAAAAGAAAGTCATTCGTGAGGAACATAGGCGATTCAGTGAGCTATACGAGCAACGCTCCGAGGGAGTGCGAAAAGCACTTAAACATAGAAGCCGATAACTTGCACAGAAAAGATAAAAATTTATCTTTTAGGTATTGACATTCAATCTTGTATGTGTTATCTTATAATCACAGCAAGACAAAAACTTATCCAATAAAGATTAAGGAGGATTTTATCATGGAAGTTATGAGAAACATGACTATTGACACTGAACTGTTTGAACTGGGAGACATTATCTCCTTCACACTCACCACCGGGGAGAAGGTTAAAGCGAAAGCCATTCGTGAGACCCCGAACGGTATGCTTTTCATTACCGTTGACTGTCTCAAGGAAGAGCAGAAAATGTTCGAGAATCCCGGCAGAGCCGAAAAGGTTGACTACGAACATTCCGACCTTCGCAAGAAGCTGAACGGAAAAATCTTCGAGAGCTTCCCGGAGGAAATCAAGGGTCGCATGGTTGGTATGCGAGTAGGTCAGACGAACTGCTTTGATATGCTCTGTATTCCTACCGAGCGTGAAATCTTCGGAGAGAACCCTTACGGTAAGGACGAGCCTGTATCTGTGAGACGCTTCTACGGCATGGAGAACCGCCGTGAGCGTATCGCTTTCCAAGGCTCGGAGACAGGTACATGGGAATGGTACTGGTTGCAGAACAAGGTTGAGGATTCCGCTTCCAGTTTCGCCAATGTCCTCGGCGACGGTTGTGCGTACTACAACTACGCTTCCGTTTCTTATGGCGTTCGCCCGGTCTTTCTCTTATCCTAAAATCTCGCCCCCTTGTGGGGCGAGTTCAATAAAGAACGGAGGTGAATGTCGTGCAGACAAAATGTGAAGACTGTAAGAAAAGATGTGTCTGCCACGCTTGCCCTCTACATAATCAATGCCGCTACACTTTGAGGTGCAAATCCTCAAAGTGTTACTGCGGAAAATATAGGAGGTTATCAGAAAATGGAACAGAACAAAATCTGTCCTCTCCTCACGACTAACACTGTCGTAGACGAGAATAACACCGTGAAAATTGGCACACAGCCTGTTTTCTGCGTAACCGAGCAGTGTTCGTGGTGGTTGGAGGACAAACAGAAATGTGCAATCGCAGTTATGGGAGGTAAGAAATAATGGCATATTACATGAATAAGAACGTTCCGGCGAAGCGAGGAGATATTTTTTACATTTCCAACTCCAGGTGCTACGCCACAGACCCGAGTAATACAGAGGGAAGACCAGCAATCGTTGTCTCCTCTGATAAATTGAATGAACACGCAGATGTTGTCGAGGTGGTCTATCTCACCACCAAGGAAAAGCGTCTCATGCCTACTCACGCAGAGGTGCTGTGCAAGATTCCTTCAACCGCTCTGTGTGAGACTATCTACACGGTCAATAAGGACAGGCTGGGCGATTTCGTCCGTACCTGTACCGATAAGGAAATGGAGGGTATCAATGCTGGAATCCTCTGCTCACTCGGTATCGCCGCTCCTATGGTCGATGGCGAGCCTGTTGACAACTCTGTAACGGTCGAGAGGAATCTTTACAAGCACCTCTACGAAGACCTTCTCAATAAGGTAATGGCGAGGTGATGGATATGGGTAAAGGAGCTGATATGAGCTGGGAAGACATTCAGAATGAGTTCGACATTATGAACCGAATGTCGTGCCGCCCGGTTGGGTTGCAAAAAGTCCCCGGCAATCATATTTTCGATGAAGACCAGTCTGTGAAATGGAACAGAGAACAGGTCGAATTGAATAACAAGAAGTATCAGAGTGAAGTCGCTCGGCTCAACACCGAGAAGAACAAGGCTCGAGATTCCGTCTACAATCTGATTATCGAAAAGATTCAGTATGAGGTGGGTCACAGGCTCTCTCGCAAGAAAGCGGAAGCCATTTGGAATCGTGCCTATGAGGACGGACACTCTTTCGGATTCTATGAAATCCGTTGCCGCCTATCAGACCTTATTGATTTGGCGATTACTCTGCTGGGAGGTGATAAGTAATGCAAGAGCTTTTCGAGACACGCAACGGTCGTGTCATTATGGACGAGGACTTATCCTCAAAGATGTATCTGATTAAGCAGTATCACCCCGAGAAAGCAGACGAGACCAGCTCCGGGTTTGAGTGGTCTGAAATGGGTATGGCTAACCTGTTCGGCTTGCTCTACTCTCACGAAGCTCGCTATTGCCCGGAACACAAGAGCTGGTACACCTATCACGAGGGAGCATGGCGTAAGGACGAGGGAGCAATTCTTGTGTCCGAGAAGATTAAAGATTTCGTCCGTCTGATGATTCTCTACTGCGGAGAAATCGAGGACGATGATACCCGAAAGTCCTACACCGGGTTCGTCAATAAGATGGGTGACAGACGTATGCGAGATAGAATCCTCAAGGACGCAACAGGTGAGCTTCGTATCTCTGCTGTGCAGTTTGATGCAGACCCCTATCTCATTAACTGTCTCAATGGTACATACGACCTTCGAGACTTCTCCTTCCGAGAGCATAACTGGGACGATTTTCTCACCATGCAGACAGCATTTAGCCACACTATTTCCAAGACGGTTAAGTGTAAACGCTGGGAGAAGTTCATTAAAGAGGTCACACAGAATGACGAGGACAAGGCAGACTTCCTTCAAAGAGCTTTGGGTTATTCCATGCTGGGTATGAGCAATGAGGAATGTATGTTCATTCTTCATGGTAAGACCACTCGTAACGGTAAGTCTACTCTGCTCAACACCATCGAGACTATGCTCGGTGACTATGCCAAGGTTGCCCCGGTCGGTATGATTTGCCGTGGAGACCGTCAGAAGGACGCAGAAGCCGCCAGCCCTACTCTTGCCGGGTTGAAGGGCAAACGCTTCGTCACAATGTCCGAGAGCAACGAATACGGCAAGCTGGACGAGGAGAAAATCAAACAGCTTACAGGTGGCGAGGAAATCTCCGCTCGTGCGTTGTATCAGTCGGCAATCACATTCAAGCCGCAGTTCACCTTATGGCTTTCCTGTAACGACCTTCCGATGGTGACAGACAAGTCCCTGTTCGCTTCCGAGCGTATCAAGGTGGTTGAGTTCAACCGACACTTCTCCCCGGAGGAACAGGACACTCACCTCAAGGACGAGCTGTGCGAACAGTCCAGCATGAGCGGCATTTTCATGTGGCTGGTGCGTGGGTATATCCACTACAAGGAGCGTGGACTTGCAATGAGCGGTAGTCTGAAATCGGTTGTCACCAAGTACGAGCGTGATAATGACCTCGTGTTGCAGTTCCTCGAGAACCGCTGTGAGCGTGTCCCGGAGGAAAGCTCGCCAACCGTTATCAAGGCGAAAGACCTGTACAACGCTTTCAAGATTTGGGCGAAGTCCGAGGGTGCTTATATTCTGTCGGCTCGTAAGTTCAATTCTGAAATGGAGCGTCACCCGGAGTGGTTCGACAGGAAATCGACCTCGAGCGGCTATGCAACCTATTGTGGTCTGAAATTGAAGGAGGTGCTGTAATGAGTAAATATCTCGAAACCCTTCCACAGTATCACTTTGACAGGGACAATTTCTGCAAAGTGTTCAGAGAAGTTTTCACCGATGATGAAATCATAGACATTGATGTGATGTGCGGTTATCCCCAGAACACCGACAACTTCCTTCTCTATCGTTGGGAGGACGAGTTCTATATCATTCATCGTGACAGCGGCACGATTATCAACTGGTATAAGCATTTGGGAAGAACCAACACCTGTAACAAGGAAGCGTTCACCCTTGCTGATTTGAAGGAGCTTCTGCTTCTTCTCAAGGAGGACTTGAAGGAGGTTGAGGTATGAAGCAATGGGAATATGAAGCTCTCCAAGACGCTCTCACCAAGAAATCCGAAAACAACCCCTATGGACGTACCGGGAACTTCAAGCGTGAGGACGGTTATAAAGAAGGGATTCTTGCCGCAAAGAGTATTCTTCACAGCTTTTATCAGCGGCAGTCTCAAGGTAAGGAGGAATCACAATGCAGTTAGCAGAAAAACAGGAGTTGGTACGGCTCTTGAACCTGTACCAAGCTGACCTTCTCATTGACAACGACAACAATATCCGGGAAGCCGCAAAGCACCCGGATAAGAAATGGGAAGGTACTTATAAAACTGGTGTAAAAGCCCAATATGAACACGCTCGTGTCATTGCCGCAAAGCTGTCGGTAGAAATCGGCAAGTCGGTAAAATCTTACTACGAGCTGTAAAGGAGGACACTGTTATGAATATGGTTTGCAAATGTGGTGGCAAGGAGTTCTTCACCGAGGAACACGGAAATCAGACCGGGCTTTATTGCTCCGCTTGTGGTAAGTGGCAGAAATGGCTCAAGAAGGACGAGATACGACTTTTCAATCACGGTGTCAAGGTAGAGAACGCTTCTCTGTTGGAACGTCTCAAGGCTCGTATCGAGGAGAGTGCAATCAAGGTATCTACCGTCAAAGCTCCGCACACCTACATGAAAGCTGTCGGCACGAGGGAGCTTGAAAAGATTCTCGAGGAGGAGTTGGGAAATGAAGACACGAAACGACATACTTGCTGAATACGTCCGCAGTCGTTACCCCGAGATTGAGAAGACCTTCGACTTTGCCGCCTACTCTGCTGGTGTGGCTCTTAAAGAGTTCGGCAGATGTATCAAAGAAGCGTTCGGGGGTACTGATAAGGAGGTAGACGATGTTTGCGATTCAGAACATTAAGACCGGGAAGTTTTTGTATGGCACAGACTACCGATACCGCCCTCCTCACCAGCGTACCAGCAATACGAAAATGCTCACTTACAGCTCTATCGCAGAAGCCGCACACGACTTTTGGGTTAAGAGGAAGTGCGGTAAAGATTACAGAATCGTTGTGCTGAAATCGGTTGAGGTTAAGCGAGTGATTGACTACTACGAGAGCAAAAACTTCATTTAACACAAAACGGATAAGTAATTATCAAAAACGACATTTATCGAACTATCTGAAAAGGATTGAAAAACAATCTTTTCATAAGAACGAGTTATTCTTATTATTACAGTAGTTAAAGTAGCTGTTCTCAAGGTATTGCGTGTAACTTCCTATATATAGAAAAATCCCTATATATAGAAGTTATACGCAAAAACCGATTTTCAACTACTTCTACTACTGCAATAAGAATAAGAAGAAAGGAGACTGAAATGGATATAGATAAGCTGTTAGCAGACAGTTCCGAGGAGACTGTTGCGACTAAGGAGACTGTTTCCAGCGAGGAGAATGTCGGAACGAAAGCCGTTGCGACTACTGGAAAGAAAGAGACGAAGCCTAAGAAGAAAGGTAAGCCGAGGGGTGGCAACTCTCCTGTGATTGGTACGAATGGGTTCAACCTTGACGCTGGGGACAATGCGAAGTTCTTGAGTGTCAACATGGCACTGTTCAATATGCCAAACATTGATATGGAAAGTGAATCGGAGGTTCAACAACGACTTTCCGACTATTTTGCGTTGTATGCGAACGCTGATATGAAACCGACTGTTGCTGGTATGGCAATGGCGTTGAATGGCATGAGCAGACAGACGTTGTGGGCTATCACACACAATGCTCCAACAGGAAGTACAGGGTATAAGACAGCGTTGCCGCCGGGCGTGACCGACCTCATTAAAAAGGCGTACTTTTTGCTCGAAAATTTGTGGGAATCCTACATGAACTCCGGCAAGGTCAACCCGGTAGCTGGTATCTTCCTCGGCAAGAACAACTATGGCTACCAAGACAAGACCGAGTACGTTCTCACACCGAACCAGCAGAACGACAACGACTATTCCGCTGATGAAATCAGAGAACGTTATATTGCAAGCGACCAGCAGAAGCGACTTTCAGCAAACAACTCTGACGAAGATACGAGCGACTAAACGACTTTCGCCCACGCTCCGACTTTCCGACTATCAGCCGAGCGACTTTCGACTATCGACTTTCGACTATGAAACTGCTCCGGGATTTCCCGGGGCTTTTTCTATGCAAAAATTCACGGAAATTTTCAGAAAATCAGCCGGACACGGCACTCACCTCTTTACCTCTTTAGTGCATTGAAGCAAAATGCACCCCGGGCGGCGTGGGTGAACGTGTCCGGCGGCGTTCCTTCTATATAATGCGAATTTTGTGCCCTGTAAAATTCGTAAAATTAGAATTTGTGTGTTGACAATTCGTATAATAAGAATTAGAATAACAATAACAACACATACAAGATAAACCGCCAACACGAAAAGATAAATTTTTATCTGAAAAGTATTGACAAACAATCTTAAAAGTGTTATTGTATAGTCACAGCAAGACAAGAAACAACACTAAAAAGATTATATGGAGGTTTCCAAAATGAAAAGATATGAATTAGCACCGAACGGAACACAAAAAAGTTTCTATGGGAAAGCCGTTGTTGAAATTGACAACGCCGGGAATGAAACGCTTTACAGCTATAACACCCCTATTATAAAGCGGCTTGCAAATGGTTCGCTTGTTAGGTTGTGGGGCGGTTGGAGTAACACAACCGGGAAACATATAAAAGCGTTTTGCGGTTTGAATAAAGCCGGGTTTATGGGGCTTGAACACAAACCAACACCACAAGAAAAAGCGGCGGCGTATAACGGTACACTTTATAGATAATGGAGGGAAAGAAAATGAAAGTTAAAACCACAAGAAAAGCTATTGTAAACGGTTCTTATAATGTTAA